GAAGGGTAGACCGTAGATACAATCCATTTCTTTAGTTCTGCTCTTCTTTCTGGTGTTTTGGTATTCAGCTCTGATTCAAAGTCATCTAAAATGATTCCTGTATATCGTACTCCTACTTCTGCTCTACCTCGTAAACGCTGAGAAGACCCCTTTGCAATAATTCTATCACCTTTAGGTGTAACAATGTCTTTTTCTGTCCATCGCTTTCCTACACTCCCACCATCCATGTTCCCAAAATAGTAACGAATAATTTCATTTTCTTCAAAATGGTGTCGGATATATTTTACGTGGTCAATGGATTGTCCTTGTTCTTCAGACACCCAAGCCACAAAGTTTTGTTTATCTGTTTCGGCAAAGAGGAACTTATGCATAATGGCAGCCTTCGCTAAAATACTTTTCCCCATCCCCCGAGGAATAATATTACAAATACGAGCTCCAGGCTTATGGGAAATTAATTTTGTTGACACATCATAATGGAATTGAGGGCTTTCACTCTTATGTAAAAAGTCCTGTGGTAAGAATACACGACCAAAAAAAATTAAGTCTTTATACGCTTTGGCCAATACCTCATCACGTTCTGCCATCGTAGAGGGACTAGGGATAATATTAGTCTTCTTCTTTTCCACGTTCAATCACCTTCACCTTGGCTCCGCTTAATTCCATTATCTCTTCTTTACTAAACCCAGTAAACGCTTGTCCTAATAAAAGGGATTCACTGCGTCTTTCTTTTGGATAGAGACTTTGTATCTTCATAAAGTTTTCCAATGCACGTATCTTGACTGCATCCGAAGTCTCTTCATTCTCTATAATTTCTTTGGCACGTTCTAAGGTCCAACGTTTATCAACCCCAATATCGGTCAACAGTTCTTCAATTTCTTTTTCCACTTCTTTTTTTATCCTTGTTTGTCTTAGGAGAATTGATGTTTTTACCTTTGCGGTTTCTTTGTTGTTCGTTTCAAAACACTCAAGGTATGCTTGGGTTGGGTTCTCGCCATGAGCCACCATCTTCACAAACCGTATCTCTCTCCATGATAGTTTCTTTTCTTCTACATCCTTCTTTCTAAAGGTGTGAAAATCTTTTTTCGGTGGTCCTTGCATCTTTCCAGAAGCAAAGCACGGACCTAAAAGAGTTACAAAATAACTATCATACGCACGAATATGCGTATTCTTCATTGTTTTGCGTTTCAATATTTGGGTTATCTTGTTGTCATCGGTGACAACCCAATCATTTTCCTCTCCCTCTCTCCAGTCTTGAATTAATTCTGTATCGGGAAAGGTAGACCGAAATTCTTTTTCATTCTTAAAGATATAACGGGGAACCCCTTTAATGATGCGTTTATACATTATCCTTCAACAACGTGTCCCCATACAATACATTTCCCACCAACCACTTCAATAATTTCTACTTGAAAGTTGCCATTCGGAAACCAGGTCACAATGCTGAATGCGTGATTCCAATTATGTAAACGGCCACGTAGCCATTTGTTTTTTTCTCGAGACATATCTTTAAGACATCCAATTCCCCACGCCCCAATAGTTCCTGCATCAAGCTTGGTTAAGGTGTGCCTTTGTACATCATGGGTATGTCCGTACATAATATTGGCTCCATATGTCTCGAGATGTTTCTTCGCATGATAGACGGTTGCATAAGCTCCATGAATAAAGTTTAACTTTCCAATCTTCAATGGAACGTTGTATTCATAATACTTATACCCTCGTTGTTTAATACGACACGCCTTTGGAAATGTATAGTCTTCCATATACGGATATTTCTCTACAAAGTTGTCCATCCATATCTCGTGGTTGCCTTGTAACATATAACGCTGATTTACTTTGTTTTTATCTAATACAGCATCAATTCTATCTAGGCCTTCGTTGACCTCTGCAATATCTTGGTCACAATAAGGCAGTTGATATTCTAAGGAAGGAAGTTTCTTTCCTTTGTACTTCCACGCAGAGAAGTTATGCCACTCACCCACATCACCAATGTTGACGTACAGGTCAGGTTTGACAATCTCTACTGCTTGTAAAGCACAGGACAGAGCTTTCTCATCTTGCAATGGAAAGTGAATGTCTGAAAAAATAATTCCTCGTTTAAGCTTTTGGTTCTTCGCCATCGGTTGTAAACTGCATCATCTCTATGGAATCCACCAAGTGCGGTACTTCAATATCTTCAATGATATGAAATATCTCTATTAATCGTTCCAGTACATCTGGATTGGTGGTAAGAATGTCGGCTCCCCTTACTTTGTTGACAAGTGTCTTCAATCTTCGGAGGCCTACTTCTAATTCCATTATTTCTTCTTAGGTTCTTTTGATGGTGGGGATGCTTCTTCGGCGGGTGCTTCTAACCCTTTGAGTGCAGCGATTGCTCCACGTAATTGTTCCATGGCCACCACAATTTCTTGTACTCTGGCAGTCAGTTGTGCTCTCTCTTGTGCGAGTTTATCAAAGTTTCCTTGATACTCTTCTACACTTTGTTGTAAATTTTTCATTCATTTCTCCATTTAGTTGGTATGAAACTACGACCTTTCTTAAAGGCTCTGCAACATCTTTTTGTGTTTTTCACCCAAAAATATCTATTTGGGGTAGTTGATTATCTTTTCCTTGACTTGGGGCTATTTATCCCTTATCTTTAAAACAGAGTTTTCAGGGAAATATTATTAGGGTAACCCTATTAGGGTACCCTAATGTCGGGAACCATTATTCGGTTCATCAATATTAGGGTACCCAACACACACACTAATATTAGGGAACCCTAATATTCGGGTTGTGAAAAAAACTTTTCAAAAAAATTGGATGATTTTGTGTGCGGTTCTTTCATTGCGAAACACCCCCCGACGTTTTCCAAGTTGGAAAATTCGGATTAGGTTGAAAAAGCCCAAGTAGAAACTCCTTGTTGAAATTCCTAATTGAGCTTTAACGCCTCTATAATTCCTTAGCTATACTAAGGTATTACTGCCTTAAATCAATGACTTGTAAGCCGTTGTATTCAGCGTCTAGATTAAGCCAAGCAGTGTTCAATATATTAGTCTTATTATATCTGCCTGTAAATCTATTTTTATGATATTCAGCTTTATATTTAGATACTATTTCAATACCATTGTTAGACTTAATCAATACCTTATCTAATCCAAACTTTTTACATTTATGGATTAAAGATAATCTTAATCCTTTTGGCAAATCAAGAGATAGTATTTCATTTAGTAGTGCTTGTTTATTCATTTTATATTTCATTTTATATCCTTATTTTTAAATTGATTCATACCCTATTTCATGATATTTCCTTATTTTTAATTTGTTTCATACCCTTACTACTATCTAAGGGGGCTAAGGTTCCCAACTTTATATATATCTTTTTTATTACTCACAAGTTATTCCCAACCCATAGTAATATAATAGTCTTTTAAAGCTCTACAATAGGCCTACAAGCCACTTAAACGCCCTAAGGTATACCAAGTATACCCTAAAATATTAATATGATTAAAAGTTCCTAATAATATAACTTTTATAATCATTAGTTTTAAAATTATCTAAGTCATATTTATAAAATTCAATTACTTCTGTTTTGTTCTTTATCATAAGAAGCGATAAATCATAAGCTTCAAATAAATCATCTAAATTATCATATTCTGAATAATCACAACACAAAGAAATATAATCAAACTCTATCTGAAAATCTTCTTCTTCAAGTTCTTCAAGATAATTGAAGAGTGCTTTTTTACCCTCATAAGAGAAATTATCTTTATGCTGTGAAAATTCATTCGTTAAGTTTATAAAATCGTGCTCTGTTAATGTCATAATCATATTATTAGTTCCTTATATTAATTGGTTTCATGCTTATCTTACTACCTATAATTATAAAAGTTCCCATTTATTTATAATATTTTTGTTAAAGTTGTCAAGTCTTTTACTTTAAAATGTTTAGGTAGATGTTCATTTAATATAGTTTCCAATTCTTTATTTAATAATAATAGTTTTTGAATTGTATTAATTTCATTTAGAGTCTTACTACCTATAACAAATAAAGTTCCCATATTTATTTTATTGCTCTAATATATTCTTTAGTAAATTTATCTTTAAAGTAGTCATGCTTTTTGTCGCTGTGCATATACATATAAATATTATGTTTTGCACTTGGGAATTGTTTAAACATGTTTTCAAATATTTCTTTTATAGTTCTGTTTGTGTCAATGTGTTCAATCGTAATATTTTTATTAGTCATTTTTTTTATTCCTTAAATTGTTTTACATCTACTCTTACTACCTATAATTAAAAAGGTTCCCATTTATTTTGTATATCGTCTATAATAATATTATTTGTTTCAATATTATCCTTATTTAATAAAGATAAATTACCTAAGGCTTTAATAAATTTATCTTTATTAAAATTAATATTTTCTTGTTCAAAGTATTCTATTAAATCATTTATAAAATCATTGTATTCTATTTGATTTTCTGTAATATTATTTTTTCTATCAACATAAATACTTGTATTATTTTTAATTAATTTTGCCATTTTTTCAAAGTGTTTTTTTGTCATTTTTTTTATTCCTTAAATTGTTTTACCCTTATTATATGTATTAAAAATTATTTTGTTCCCATTTATTTTATTTGTCGTCATAAAAATAAAGTTTTTTAAAATAGTTGGGAACCTTTTAAAGTGTAGAGCATATAAGTAGTAGTAAGCACAAAAATGCTTACGATAGTTATTTTAAAATTAAATTAAAAAAGGAAATAATCTAATGAAAAAAGATAAAAAGCTAAAACCCTACAAAGAGTTAAGCAAAAAACAACAAGAAAGAGTTAGTGAATTAATTCAAAAAATTGAAGCACTTAACGAGGTTGTTGATAAGAAAGTAAGTGAGGCACGAACAGAGGCCTCTAAACTATTAGACGAACTTGATTGGGATAATCCATACGATTATCAATTCGTAGACGAAATTGATAGTTGTTTGAGGTTCTTTGGAAAAGATATGAAACTATTTTAAGACAAAATAAAATAGTTGGGAACCTTTTAAAGTGTAGGATGTTAGAGTAAATAGAAAAGATATTTGAAAAATTAGGTAGTGAATTCATTTATATAAGAAAGGTTTTGAAGACATTAGTTTGGATTAAAGTAATTTAGGTTCTGATGTTAGAGTAAATAGAAAAGATATTTGAAAAATTAGGTAGTGAATTCATTTATATAAGAAAGGTTTTGAAGACATTAGTTTGGATTAAAGGCCTCAATTTTAAGAAACTTGCAAGATTAAAACTGCTTTAAATGAGAAAAGACGCTAAAAGGAAATTGAGTAATTACTTTTTCTTCGTTAGTTGTTCACTACCTAATAAAAATGACTTAAAATTAAACTTAAATAGTAATAACTCGTAATAGGTTTGCGTTATAGTAAAAGGGCTATTTAAAAGGAATTGACATATGTTCAACAATAAGGACTTGCGTGTAAGAGTATGCTCATTTTAAAGTTTGGATTAACTGTGCCAACGCTATTTAGGTTTAAGAATATAACAACAAAGAAAGTGAGTATAAAATGAGTGAAAAACATTATCAAAGTCTGCATAAAGAACTAATTAAAAATCAGAAATCTTTTAATTTCTTAGAGGGTTTACCAATTTTTGATGAAAACGAACTAACAGACAAAGGACAATATTTAATTAATAGTATATTTAATACTAAATATTTAATAAGAGATGTTTTTGAATTAGATACATTATTAGATATTAAAGTTTTATTAGATGAACAAATAAAAGAACTATCTCAATAAAATAATTGGGAACTTTTATTAGTTTCTGATGTTAGAGTAAATAGAACGAACAAAATGGAGAGTATAAATATGAAAGCAAAAGAATTAAAAGAAATACTAAAAAATGTTGATGACGATAATCCAATAGGATTTTATGTTATAGGGGCAGAGTGGACAGATGAATATGATATTAATTTAGGAAGTCCACATGTTATTTGTTCTAATGGGATAAATGATGAGGGTTGGGTAGATTTTGGTTTTGAAATAAAATCAATATTTAAAAGTGTTAGACAAAATCAAAATCATTTAGAAAGACTTAAAAAGTTGGAGGAAAAATGACAGTAAAAGAATTAATAAATGAACTCAATAAGATAGAAGATAAAACTCTAAGTGTTAGAGTATTAGAAGACAATACTGATAATCCTAATTACAACATGGAAAATTATTGGATAGATAGAGTTGAAGTTGCTAACAAAGGACAGAGTGGTTATGAACTTAATGGCGAAGTAATTTTAATAGGAGTTGAATAGTTGGGAACTTAATTTAGTTTCAGTAGTTAGAGTAATAGAAACAAAAGGAGAATAAATGGAAAATACAGATTGGAAAAGTGTTAAAGAAAAAGCAGATGAATATGATAAATCAAACACTTGGGAACACCTTGACAAATTTGACAATTCCCACGAGTGTGAAAGTAATATAAACAAAAGGATAACTAATGAACGAAAAAAGAAGAGAACAAATAGCAACAGCAATAAGTAACAGAGAGTTAAATATAGACGAATTATTACTTGATGTTCAAAAGATAAAATTGGAGGAAAAATGACTAAAATAACTTACCCTTATTCCAATATAGTAGATGTTATTTGGATATTAAAAGATTTATTAGAACGATTAGAAAATAATGTAGAAGCTACATACGAAATTAAAAAAGCAATAAAAATACTGGAGGAAAAATGAAAGTAAAAAGATTAATTAATACCTTAAACAAGTTAGATAAAAACAAGGAAGTAGTTTTATATTTATTAAAAGATTACAATTTAGAAAGTTTAACATTAGAAACTATTTTAGGTGTAGATGATAGAGTAGAAATTACAATGGAGGAAAAATGAAAGTAGATGAACTAATAGGAATATTAAAAGACATAGATAAAAACGAAGAAGTTAGAATATTTGTAGATAATGAAAGTTATCCAATATGTCTGGTTGATTTGTCTATAAACGATAGAGTAGAAATCAATGTGAACAAGGAGGAGAAATGAAATTAGACATGTTTGATAACTTAATGAAAGAGAACTCAGTAGATACGATTATCAATGGGAAAAGATATGAAGGTGTCAAAGAAAAAGACAGAACCTTAGAACTACAATATCTTTTAAACATTGGACTGCAAGATAAACTAAGTCAAGATAAAAGAATAGAAAATCTAACTGATTATAGTTTAGAACTTGCAAGTATGGGCGATAGTCTGTATAAAGTAAGACTGAATAAATGTTGGACACAATGTTGGCCACTACGAGATGAACAAGACATGAAAAACATTATCAAAGTAATGTATAGTCATATCTTTGTTTCAAATAGAGATTGGAGAGAGAAAGAATAAGGAGATAATATGAGTAAAGAAAAAATGAGTAAAGAGATATGGGTTTGTGATGATTGTGGTAGTGATGAAATAATAACTTGTTGTTTCGTTTATTCCAACTCTATGAAATCGGAAGAAGAAGGCGACTATTATTTATACGCAAAGAGTTTAGATTTACCAAATGAAGAATGCGACTTTTGTGAAGATTGTGGCGACTTAGCAAGTGTTTCTTTAAAAGAAACTAAGGAGAAAAAATGATATATAAAGAAATAAAAGAAATACATTGTATTGAGTGTCAAGAACAATTACCACAAACAGATAGTGCTTTTACTGGAAGCACTAACTATGACATTGAAAATACAATGTTTGTTTGCGATGAATGTTTAGAAGAAGATGACAAACACGAGTTTGATAGTCCACATAAATTGGAGAAAAAATGAGTAAAACAACATGGACTGATAGGTATAGGAAAAAAGATACTTTGATTAAAGAGTTAGAAAAAGTATTTAAAGACATTCATCACGAAAATAGAGATGTGATTAAAGATGTGGATAATCCGCTTGGCAAGAAAGACAATTTTTTATATATCGCTAATAAAAGGATTGATAGAGCAAGTCAGGTAATTAGAAGTTTTAAAAATTTCTATTCAAGACACAATAAAAGAAATTATGATTTCTCAAAAGAAGATTTTATGGAAATTGATAGAAAAATTACCAATGCACTTGAATTATTTAGAGAAGATTATCAAGGATACTTTAAAGAAAAAGAACTTAAGAATGCAATAAGTTATGCAGGTAAACTTGCTAGAAAATTAGGCGTAAGAACCACAGATACAATGTCTGTTAATGTGAATGCTATTATTTTAGATTGGGTGTTGCAAAATAGAAACAACCAAGCTGAAAAATTTAAAATGAATGGAAAAAATATTGTTTACAAAATTAATCCATATAAAAATAAAAAATAAGGGACACTATGTCATACAACCCACATTAAAAGGGGTTAGTAGTATATTGATTATATCTGCTTTTCATATTAGTTCGTTGATGTGGTGTCCCTAAAAATTATATTTGAAAACTTGGGGGTGGTGGATATTGTCGCCACTCTTTGCGAAAGAGTGTTTGTTAGGGTAGTAAATAGTTAGAGAAAATGTTATATATGATGTCTGCGGACACTAATAAGAATATCTAATTAGTTATTGCATAGCAATTATATCTAAAAGCCCCCACTAGTATTTATGAAGGAGAAAAAAATAGTTGGGAACCTTTTTAGGTTTGTGGCATATAAGTAGTAGTAAGCAGAAATGTTTACGATAGCTATTTTAAAATTGTTAACCCTTAAAATAAGGAGGCTAAATGATAAGATTTAAAAAGTCGTTTGGTGGTAGGGAAAAGTATTTCTCTACTAAATATAAAAAAGACATAACTTTTGATTGTGTTATTAGAGCAATAGCACACGCAACAGGTCTTGATTATATGAAAGTCTTTACGGATTTGTGTAATTTAGCAATTACTACTGGATACCTTCCGAATGCTAAAAAGACTTACGAACCATACCTGATTTCAATAGGCTGGAAAAAACATAGTCCTATGAAGAATGGTCATAACAAAAAGGTTCGTTTGAAAAATTACAAGACCGAAGGCACATACATAGTTCTTACTGCTGGTCATTTGACTTGCATAAAAGACGGAATAATGTATGATGTTTGGGATTGTAGGAAGTCGTGTGGTAATTCATACTGGATTAAATAAATAAACACAGGGCTGGGGTAAAACCCAGCCCAAAGAAAAAAAGATATTTGAAATATGATTGAGCCTATATTAAAAGGAGATTGATTGTGAAGTAGGATGGCATGATTAACAACTGATTGTAGGCTCACAATATTAAGGTTCGGACAGAAGTGCTGACTGGGGTTATAACGCCTAGTGCAAATCTAGGATGCAACGATTATATGTAATACCGACTAGCGACCATGGAAATCCGATTAAAATTATTCCATGTGTATGAGTATAAACATAGGCAATACACAATGCCTTAATAATAATTGGGAACCTTTATTGATTGGGTTCGTATATGTAATAGAAATTAAAAGGAGGTTGTATGAAATATACACCAAAAGAAAAAAAGATAAATAGTAATTGGCTATATAGATTTGAGAAGTTAAAACAATTTGTAGCCAAGCATGGTAGATATCCACAACAAGTTAATGGTAAGGTTGAACGAAAACTTTACGCATGGGTATCAGCACAACGCAATAGATTTAATAAAAGAATTTTACAAATGGAAAAGTTTCACTTGTTAAATGAGTGGGGTTTTATGTGGTCCAGACAGAGCAATGTATGGCTGACAAGATATAAAGAACTCTCTAAACATATAGAACGATATGGAGAAATACCCTCACAAATTAGAACAGATAGATTTCCACATAGATTAGATAGTGAGGGGAAGTGGATATCTGATAAGGATAAAAACCTACACAGACTATCTTTGTGGGTAATGGCACAAAGGAAAGATTGGAAACTTGGAAAGCTACACCCTTATAGGTTAGAACTTTTAACTGATATAGGATTTGATTTTAGTGTTGTTGATGGCCCAAGAACTAGAGATTTTTCTGCAAAAACTGAACAAAAGATACAAGGAATGGAGGACTTAAAAATGATAGAACAAAAGAAAAAATACTTTAATATAAAAGACCATAGTTATACCGCTATAACTTCTAAAGAACAAGAAGTAGATGATGACTATGCTAAAGATGAAGCGGAACGAGAAAAGAACTTGGACTATGCAAGAGATAATATGACGAATGATTTAGAATATAATGAAGAC